ATCTAACTGCTCAAGTGTTGGCCCTACGATGTCAGCCATGACTAGGCCGCCGTAATGTCAACGCCTGAAGCTGCTACCTTAAAGATGTCACCATCATTGATTGTCTTAGAGGCCGTCAATGCCGCGTGAAACAGCAGGTTGCCAGAGGACGAAGCATCGTAAATACCGATGTGTGTAATTGTACCCCAGTTGCCACCAGAGGCAGCAGGGAACTCAACAGAACCGCTATTTGATGCTGTGCCAGATGATGAAGCACCAAAAGCCATAGCCTGGCGTGCATAGCCGTTGCCGCTTACTTCAGCGCCAGTGCCAGCATCAGTCGGGTCAGCAGTGTGCAGCCCAATGTAAACAGTGGCAGGAGCAGAGGTGCTGCTTGTGCCTAAAAAATGGTCAAGGAAGGCATCTTCCAAATAATCGCTCATTGCGCTCATGTCTATTCTCCGTAGTCAGATTTCATTTGAAGAGCAGAGCCAGCAAACTGACTTTCAGCTTCTTCTCTTTTAATTTCTGTAATTGCTCGTGTAAACAACTGCTCATACAAACTAGTCTTTGCATCGTCCATCAAATATACACCAGCCGCCCCCAAAGAGCCATACAGATATGCGTCAGGGTGGCGAGTTAAAATTGTATTGCTAGTGTTACTGTCAGACAACTCATCTACACCCTCACCGTAAATAAGCTCTGCCGTGTAGTCGCTATCAGGTGTGGGCGCAAACTTAATCTCGCTACCAAAGATTGTGTAGGCGCGAGGCTTACCAGTTGCGCTAGATGTATAGTAACTATCAAGAGCCATAGGCGTGTAAAACTCAAGAACTTCAGAAGGTGTGGTGTTCAGCTTAACAGAGCGTATAGAGCGTAAATCTGTTGGAAGAGAAACGAAAGCATCCCCAGCAGTCAGGGTGGCATTGGCTCGTTTTGTCTGAGAGCGCGTTCCAAGCTCGCGGCCCATTCGAGCCTCGGCCAAAGAAATAAACTCAGGGATACGGTCAGTTAAGTCGTCACGAGCTAAAAAATTAGCAATCGCTGTTTTTAGTTCTGAATAATTTCCGATTGCCATTACACTCTACCGCCACTGGTTCTAAAAAACCGATTGTCATAATCATTGAGCCACTTTTTCCAACCTTTAGGATTGTCTTTTGGCTGACCCAACTCTTGAATTAACTGATGATACAATGCTGTGGGTATTTCCGCAACCTTCTGTTGGTGTCTCTGTGTGTTTCCCTGCAAGCTACCAGAACGATATTCATTTCGCTCATTTCTATTGTTAGCAATCAGTGCATCAACATTTTGATTGCTTTCAAAAATAATTTTCCCTTCGTGGTCAAAATGCGCCCACGTTTCTTTCCCTGTAGCGGCGTCCCTTGTTAATAGCTTCTTACTCATAATCTTCCCTAAAGTTAGTGGGGGTAGCCGAAGCTACCCCCTAGCAACTTACGACAGGTCGTAAACGGCTGCGTGAGCTTTTGGAGCTGAGACTTTGAGTGTCCATTCAGTGATGATTTGGAACTTCTCAGAGTCACCCGTTTTCGCCATCTCTTGGACGGTGAAGTTACGGTTTGGCAATGTGCAAACACAGGCGTAATCGCTATCCAGCAGATACACACGGTCATCTGAAGCAAAGCGGTCAATTACAACGTCCAGTTGGCCGAAGTCAGACAGGTACAATGAAACAGAACCAACGATGGCTGCTTCGCGTGGAGCAGTGTAGTTGATTTGGTTCGTTGCAACTGAACCTGAGTTCAAGTCACTGAAAGCAGCTTTTTTAGAAGGAGAAACAACCAGCATGTTTGGTTGACCACCATCGGTGTAAGCAGCTTGCATTGCATTGTCGATTTGAGCCAGAGTCATGGCGCGGTTAGTACCAGACATGTCCGGAACATCAGAACCGTCACCAGTAGCAGCAGAAGTGCCAGAGGCATCGTCTACGTTGGTAATCCAGCTTGAAAGCGTACCAGCTTTACGAGGGTCAGAACCGCTGCGAGCGGTGTCTGAGTGCAGGTACTTTTCGATGTCACGACGAAGCTCAAGACCTTTCAGAACTTTCTGATAGGCAACTTCTTTGTCACGACCAGCTTTATCAACAGCGTCCAGCGTACCAGAAACTTGTGCATCTTTTTGCGAGATTTGCATGTAGTTGCCCAAGCGAGTGGTGGCAGTCGGCGTATCATAAGTAGCGTCAGCACCTTCGTTCTGGTAGTTGGTTGCTGAAGCAGCAGCCAGTTCTTGTACTTGCCATTCAACAAATACACCGTTTCCTGACTCTTTTTTCAGAGCAGAAAAAATCGGAGTTTCATCTGGGTCGATGCGAGTGATTACATCACTCAGGTCTTCCCGTTCACCAACGGCGTTGGCAGTAGTAAATTGAGCCATATTAGGACCTCATTCTTTCTAGTAGTAAGTCTACAGCAGCATCTTTGCTGCCAGTTTTATTTAGGCGTTCAAGTGCCTGTTTATTGCGATTAGCATTTGCTTGCTTCTTGGTTTTTGGAGTACCAGACTTAACTGCTTTGGGTGCCTTTGTTACCTTCTTCCGAGCGGCCGGCTTACCTGCCATAAGCTCATCGTAAAGGTGTGCTTTGCGTAATACCTCGATTGCGCGAGAGTCACTAGCATTTGCTAACTCTTCTTCGCTATAACCGATGCGTTGTGCATAAGAAATAACATTTTGTTTCTCTCTCATGGCAACCTCTTCATTACGCCATTCAGGAATACGCTCAAGCAACTGTTGGTGTTGCTGCACAAGATACTCTTGATGCTGTTGCATCATTTGCTCCTGGTTCTCTCGCTCTACCCTTGCGCGTTCTGCTTGTACCTTTTCCACATTTTCTTTGCGGTCACGGAAAGCATCCCGTTGCTTGGCCCATTCGAGAGGGTCTTCCTGATAGAGCTTGTCCCAATATTCTTTGGGTTGCTCTGGCACTGAGTTAAGCTGGGCTTCAATAGCCTGTAAAGCTCGCCCATACTTTTCACGTTGCTGCGCTAAAGCTACGGATTCTGCCTCAGAAGTCTTGCGAATCTCTGCGGCTTCTTGCATCCGTTTTTGCGCGGCTTGCTCTAGCTGATATGATTTGACAAGCTCCTCAGAGGTTACTTGCACTTCCTCACCATCAACCTTTACAGTATAAAGCTCCTCGTCAACGTACTCTACGTCTTCGGGGTCAACATCATACTCTTCACCATCAAATTCCTCTTCGGATTCGGATAGCTCAACAGCGTCCTCTTCTTCAAATTCCTCTTCAGATGTTGCTTCGACTTGCTCGTCCGATTCAAGAATCTCTTCTTGCCCGACTTCTTCTGTCTCAGCTACAGGCTCCTGAATATCGCCGCTTGCCTCTTCGGGGGCATTGGTATTCAAGAGTAGGTCAACAGCTTGACCTTTGTTTAGCGATTCTCCAGCTCCTAACAGGGTACTAGGTTCGTCACTCATCTCTTATCTCCTCTATATAATTGCTTGGAGTTCAACTCCAGCTTCGCTAAGTCACCAGTCTCGATAACTTCCGTCAAATGGCCGCGCACCACCATTAGTGCTTGGTACATTTGAAAGAGCGTTTCTCGTGCATCCTGAGATGACGAGGAATCCTTCACTGCATCCAGATAGCTATTTTCTAGCTTTCCAAATGCCTCTACAAGCAATGGGTCGCGCATTAGTGCTTTGGCGCGTTCACCCCTGCTTTGTTCTTCCCTTCTTTTTCCCTCATCCATTAGCAGTCTCCTCTACTGTTGCTAAAATATCACACAATATGGTTTTATCAATAAAATATTTTATGAGTAAAGTAGTCCGCCATTAGGGAGAAACTTTTGAAGATAGGCTAGTGGCCTATATTCTTCCGGCCTTTTGGCTTCGCTTGGATGATATAATTTTGTGCCTTTTTCAGATTGACCAGTATTTTGGCGAGCATCAGCAAAGAGAGAAGACCAGTCAATATCTGTTGGGCTATCAGCCGTTGGCTTGAGCGCTCCTTTTTGAAGCGCATCAACAACAATATCTTGAGACGTTGTCCCAAACGGCGTCTTATCTTTCCCACCCTTCGTGTCGAATGTAATCTGCTTGTTAACCGTTTCCCAAGCATCGGGGTCGAACTCATAGTTATATTGGTCTTCAAGGGTTTTTAGAATGTAGCCAGCAGCATTGGTTTCTGGGAGAATATATTCAAACGCTTTGTTTTTGCTTTTTTCGCTGCCGATAATGTAACTTCCGCTTTCATCCCGAGCTAGGTTTGCCTCCCCAAAGGATGAGCCACCACCGCCGAATACTCTTCCAAGCCCAAGAGGCAGACCCTGAAGTATGTCTTTGACGCTAAGGTCTTCTGCAAGAATGTCCTCGATAGCTATTGCTGTTGCAGCAGGACCCAAAAATGAACTTGCCGCACCAGCGTAGTTAGCCACGCTTCCAGCGGCAGCTTTTGTTGCAGCATCTGTTGCAACCTGCTCAACAAGATTAGCAGCAGCCTTAGCACCAGCGGCGACAGCGGCGGCGTCACCAGCACTATCAATTCCACCATCAAGAGCCTCAATACCAGTTAACGCTGTGCCTATTAAGCCGATAGATTGCCCGGCAGGAAGTCCCATTCCGTCCGAGCCAAATCTTTCAACAAGATTATCTGCTGCGGAGTATGCGGTAGTGATACTTTTTGCACTTGGGTCTTCTAGTGCGTTAACTATTGCCAAAGTGTCGGCAGCAGAAATTACGGTGTCGGCAACGGCTGGCGGAATAATTCTTCCCGTTTCTCCGCTGTCAATAATTTCAGAGCCAATCTTTTTAACATCCGTACTTTTGGTTGCTGTATCGTATGCCTTGTTAATGCTTTCTATTGCTTTTTCAGCAACATCTCCAGATGGGTTTTGAATTAGATTTTCTAAGTTCACATAAGCATCGCCAACAGCACCCGCAGTTTGAGTAAGTTTGCCAGTCCCAGATGAAATGCTATCTAAGATTTCCTCTAACTTTTCAGGAATATCAAACTTTGGTAAGGTTATATTTATATCTAGTTTGCCATCTTCATAATCAAACATCTTAGTGTCTTCAGTAAAAGCTGGCTCAGTTATAACAGATGGCTCAGTTATGCCCTCCTCAGTAGGGGAGGCCAAAAAGTCTTTGTACTCAATATTGATGTCCACTTCTGGCAATACTTCTTCAACCGCTCCCAATGGAATTTTTGCAATATCCTCGATTGGGTCTAAAACAGATTGCTGCACAAGCTCTTCTATAGGTTCATAGGCGAACTTAAAGGCGTCCTCTGCGGGGTCTAAAACAGATTGTTGCACGAACTCCTCAACTGGGTCTGCAACGAACTTGAAGGCATCTTCTGCGGGGTCCAGAACAGATTGCTGCACAAACTCTTCTACAGGGTCTGCTACAATCTTAAAAGTGTCCTCTACAGGGTCCAAGACTTTCTGCTGCACAAACTCCTCTACAGGTTCGTAGACTTCTTGAAACTTTCCCTCTGTATCCGAAAGCACACCCTCTAGCGCGACAGCGGCTGCTAAGGTACTTAATGGGTCTAACTGGTCTCCAGAAATTCCTTCGATACTCTGTCTGGGCAACATGGTGCCGCCGCGATAAATATCGCCAAACTGAGTTGGGTCTACTGCGATACTTTCCTGAAACAGTCTTTCTAAGTCAGCATACTCATCGGCATAGTTTTGAGGCATCGTCGATTGGATAGACGGGACTATCGGAGACTCTTGAAATACACCCTGACTAGGAGCAAATAAAGTTGGACTAATTTGCTGAAAATTAGCCATCCACTCTGGAAGCTCTTCTGGAGAGTACGGAGTTTGACGCTGACCAGGAATGTAACCAATGTCTGAGCCAGGGGCCTGAAAATTTGCGGCCAGTGGAGAGGGTACATCGGATGCTGGAGCGGCAATGTTTAGCATCTCCTGAAGCTGCTCTGGTGTAATTTGTGGGGGCAAAACCATGCTAAACCCTCGGCAAGTTTACTGATGTCTCAATATCTGAGCGTAGCTTCTCCATGCGTAACTGTCGCTCGAACTCAAGCTCTTGTCGGCGTAGCTCAAGGTCAGCCGCCATTTTCTCTCTCTCAAACTGCATTTCAAGCTGCATCTTCTCACGTTTGAGCGCAAGCTCCTGCTCTGCCTTAGCCATCTCCATTTGCATCTCAGGATTTGGCCCCTGTTGAGGTGGAGGCATTGGCGGTGCGTTACGAGGGTCTTGGAAGAACTCAGTTGAATCCTTGAACCCAGAAAGCTCTGCAATTTTGGCAAGGGTGTTATGATATTGCACAGGCGTAACAATCGGATTGTTTGGCCCCATTGTTCCCATAATGCCCTCTTGCTTTGCAGCAATCTGGAACAATGTCGCAAGCTGTTGCTCACGCTGACCCGTGCCAAGACCTACGTTAATTTGTACGTCATACATATTGTCCCACTGTCGCGGGTCCATAACAACAAACTCATTACGCAAGCGAA